GGTTATTTGTTATATCAGGAGATAATATTATATTATATCCTGATATAACAAATAACCTAATAACAATAAGAATAGAAAGAAGAGGTAAAAATGGCAATATTCCGTCCAAAGGAAAATAGTTCCTCAAATAATAACTTCTATGGTATATGTGAAATAGCTATTATAAACTTTGAAGAAAAATCTTCAGAATTTAAATGGGCTGACATTTACTTAGACATAGAAATAAAACAAAAAGGAAGTGAATATACAAAACAGTTAAGAATAGTTGGTGATTTAGAAAAAACAGATGGTAAAATCACAGGCGGTTCTGTATTAAAAAGAGTATATAACTTCTTTGACATAATAAATGAAAAAGCTGGATTAACAGTAGATGGTAAATGGGAAAATGAAGATGGTGAAGAAATACATGACATTGCACGTTATTTAAATCAAAAACATGCAATAAATGTTATGCCAGATACTGACCCAAGTTTCAATTATGTCGCTTATGTTTACAAAGAGAAACCAAAACAAAAAGCTGGTAAAGTCTATACTAGAGTATTCCATAGAATACAAAGTAATGATGATACAGGCAAACAACAACTTGAATCAGATGTTAAATGGTTTAAGGATAAAGGTTTCTTAAAAGAGGCTAATAAAGAAGACATTATTCCAACTCAAAATGTTGAAATGTCAAAAACAGGTGTTGGAAACTTATAATGTTTGATTACATTGAAATTGCAGTAGGTAGCCCTCGTAACAGAGGGCAACTTATTGTGAAGTCTGATTTAGTTAAACATATAAACTACGATACACCATTGTATAGGTCAATTTATTTATATACTAAAAAAGCAGTAGACTATGCCGAATCTAACGGTGGGCTAAAGAATTACTTTGGCGAAAGAGCGATTGACTGGATTTTATTAGATATAGATAAAGCTGACAACAGTGATGAATTCACATTAAATAAAGCTAGAAAAATAATTACTGACCTAGATGATATGGGGGTAGATATGAACTATTCTATACAGCCATACTTTAGTGGCAGTGGTTATCATTTAGCTTTACCTAATAGTGTATTTAATTTTCCAAGTAGTGATAATCTACATTACTTGGTAAAAGGGACTCTAAAGTCTATTTTTGGAGATATTATAGATAGTAGTATATTTATGAGAACAGGAATTTATCGTGTTCAACATACTGTAAATAAGAAAACTGATTTACATAAAATACCACTTACAGTAGCTGAAATCTTAAATAAAGATGTTAAATGGATTAAGGAATTAGCTAAAACTCCAAGAATTGAATTTGCTTATAGTGAACTAGTAGGAAATGGAGAGCTAGAAAGCAAAATAGTCAATAGAGCCCCTAGAATGACTCAAATACGAAAAGTAGTTGAACCAAAGGATGTTATACCGTGTGTACAAGAAATGTTGTCAAATGGGCCCCAAGAGGGCTCTAGAAACCAAACGCTACTTAGAATAGCTAGTCATTTCTTTAGACATGGTATACCTAGTGAATATGCAAAAGCCGCTATTTTACACTGGAATAACAACAGTTTAAATGAAAATAGTGTGGTCGAAAAAATTGAGTATGTTTACAATAGGGGATACAGATTTGGTTGTCAAGATGAAATAATGTTAAAGCATTGTAAAACTAGATGTATACATTTCAAAAGAAAAGACTACTTAATTGATGTTCTTACTTCAGATGATTTACAAGAAAAGTTAGAAGAAAGGATGTCAGCAGATTTTAATGGACGTTCTTTACCTTTATCAGAAATGCTAGGTGTTAGTGAATCAGACACAGAAATATATCCAGGAGAGTTAGTAACTATATTTGGACCAACAGGTTCAAGTAAAACTACATTAGCTCAATGTATAGCATTAGGAGTTGATTTTCTTAATGATGATATAAATACTGATTGGCAAATACCTACATTATACTTGTCACTTGAGTTGTCAGCTTGGTATATGCATAGACGTAATATGCAAATAGTATCAGGAATGACAAAAGAACAAATAAATGATAACCCTAAAGAAGCTTATCACAATCATAAAGATAAGTTGAATCATATGGTTATTCAAACAATACCACCAACTTTAGACCAGATACGAGCAAAAGTTAAAGAATTAAGACCAGCTTTAGTAATAGTTGATTATATTGATTTAGTCGAAACTCCACCTCATATAAGAGGAGAGTACGAACAAATTAAATATATATCCCATTCACTATCATCTATGGCTGTTAATAATGATTTAATTATAATTCAGGTATCCCAAGTTTCAAGAGAGTACTCTAGAAACGAAGTTCTTGACTTATATGCTGGTAAAGGTTCTGGAGCAATAGAAAACGCATCTCGTAAAGTAATAGGCTTAAATGGTCAAGCTAGTTCACCAAATAAAACACTTGAAGTATTAAAGAATACTGATGGAGAATTATTTAAAGTTGATTTAGAATGGCAACCAAGCTTTAGATTAAGGAGAAGAATATGATATCATTTAATTCAAATAAAGGCGTATTGATTAATACTGTATCTATGATAATAAAGGTATGGAAATATCAAATAGCTATTTATTTGGGAAAGGAAAAAAGTAATGCGAAAGAAATCAAACAAAAACTCAAAGAGTCAAAAAATTATGATGCATTTGCTTAAGGGTAAAACCTTAAATCAAGCACAAGCAGCAAAATTATTTGGAGCTTGGAGATTGTCAGCTATTATATTTAACTTAAGAAAGAAAGGTTTTGATATACTCACAACCCAAAATTCTAAAGGTATATATAAAGGTTTTGGTACGTACCATATGACAAAAACACCGACTGGTCAAAGGATTAAAGCAAACTAGCTTATGAATCAGAATTCCAATCGGAAGTCGCGTAGTCCTAAAGAGTGGGAATTGAAGTTCATGAAAAAGCTTCAGCCCACTCATGGGACACATGCTAAAAGAATGTTTCATAGGCTTATGAAAAAATCTTCTACTTTAAAGTCGTCTTTAAAGAAAAGAAGTAAAGAATACGAAGTCCTATTTAGCATATCTTTAACTGAAATAAGAGAAATGTTATACTCTGCATACAATAAACCTTGTAGATATTGCAATAGAAGGCTAAATGTTACTAATATGGTTTGTGACCATAAACATCCACTATCTAGTGGAGGAGGCTCATTTAAAAGCAACCTTCAAATGATTTGTGCATCTTGTAATACAAAAAAAGGTCCATTAACCGATGAAGAATATAGAACATTTATTAAATGGATAAACACACAAGATGATAGGATGAAAAGTTACATACTAAGAAAATTAGCAAAAGCAGATGTATTTAATTAGGAGATAAGATGGTAAATGATGAAATGAAAGAAAGAATGCGAATTACAAACGATAAAAAAAGGAAAATAATACTAGCCGCTACTAACAATGGTCGATGTTGGTGGTTGTATCAACAATTAATAGCTAATCCTAGACAACGTAGGAAATAATTAATGAAAAAACTAAACAAGTTAGATAAACTACTTATAAATATTCTTAGGTTTATTGGGTATAAACCCAGTAAATTAGCGAACCTTTTTAAGGTTTCAACTAGGACAATTTATAGGTATTTATGGAAATAATTAACTGTTTACAGTGTGGTAATATCGTTTCAAACGGGGATTGTGGCTATTCATGTCAAAGATGTGGATATTCAGAAGGCTGAGACGATATTACACCACGATTGAGTTCAATCAAAACAAATGGAATTAGCAAACAATGGGTCAGGAGGCTCAATGAAAGAACTACTAATAGAAGTAATAAACAAGTATCTAAAAGAGATACAAGTAAAAAGACATGAGGGTTCAGGGCGATGGTATAGCCAGGGAGAGAGTAAAAACTGGAAACCATCTGTAACTACTATTATAGGAGAAACCTGTTCAAAAGGTAGATTCTTTGACGAATGGTTAATGAAAAATGGGTTAAATGCTATTAACCTGCGAGATGAAGCTGCAGAACGAGGCACAGCAGTACATGAGAATGTAGAATTACTATTAAATGGAGAAGAAATATTAGTAGATAATGAATTTATTCAAAAATCATTAATGTCATTTGAAAAGTTTTATAAAGAAACTAACCTAAAAGTTCATGGCCAAGAGATATTCCTATATCACAAGGATATACCATGGGCTGGTACACCAGATATAATAACAGAAGTTAATGGACGTTTGTCTATTGTAGATATTAAAACTGGTGACTATCGTAAAACTCATGAGATACAACAACTTATGTATATGGACTTATGGAATGCTATATTCCCTAATTATCAAATTAAAGACATATACGGGCTTTATTTAAAAGGAAAATGGATAAAAGAACCTAACTATCAATTAAGAAAATTTGATAAACGACATAAGATTCATAACAAAGTATATGACTTATGGTGCTTTTTAAACTTCCCTTATGGAAAACCAAAACCTAAAAATAAAGCTAAGCTTAAGGAGGAATTTAAACTTGGAGATACAACTAATGGAAAAAGCATTGAACAAATGTTGTGATAAAATAAGAGAGCTGGCAAAACAAGTTAGCTCTCTTGAAAAAGAACTTAAAGGTGAAAAACAACTTCGGAAAAAAGCCGAAGACTATGTAATAGAAGTCGAAGGCTTTTTAAAAGAATCAATTAACAAGGAGATAAGTGATGACACAAAAAGGTAAAAGAGGGAAACCAACTAGAAAAGACATAGATAATGCTTTTAAAATTATTGGTCAGAAATTACAATATCTAGAACAGTATACAGTTGCCAATGAAAGAGTATTCGATTTATTCTTAGAATTTGTTGGTAAAAAAGATAAGTTTATTAATTTTTTAGAAAAAGAGGCCACTAAAAATAAAGAAGATAAAAAGGTAGAAAAAACAGATAAATAGTATTAAGTTATGTTATGGACTTTTGCGATAAATGTGGAGAAGATATTAACCTATTAGAACCTTGTATTAAACTAAAATACGGGTTTGTAAACGAAGATACTTCTTTTACAGAAATGGGGTTTTTACATTTACATGTAGATTGTTTATCAGATGATGCAGCTTTATCTAAGATACTAGAAAACTTCGAAAAAAACTAACCTTTAACCACACTTCTATAAACAGGATGATAAGCTTCTGTTTCCTTTATCTCTTTTCTTTTCCTTTGTAAATCTCCATAAGGAAATCCAGTAAACTTCTCAATCATTCTATAAGGATTATCAAGTACATTACCTTTAGCAAAAGGAGCGAAGTCTCTAGCTATTCTACCAAATGGAAACATAGTGTATAAATGATAATCAAAGAATTTATTATAGTTATCATCAATTAAGGTTCTTAATATACTAAGAGGTATCCTGCTAATAGGAGGACTAATCATCTGAAGTGGAGCTATCTTAGTAGGGTAAGCACCAAAGAATGCTCTATTACGTTCTTTCTCATCACCAAATAACCATTCAGAGGTTTCTTTAAAGTGATTTAAAGGAGCTGGTAATACATTTTCAAATAAAGACATAGTAAATACACTAGCTAAAGCGTAAACAAGTAAATCTATTTGAGCTGTTCTTTTAAACTTTTCATATTCAGGAGTACCCGCTCTATAACCTTTTATTCTAGCTTCTCTTATAACATCATTTCTAAACTTAGCAGAGTTCCATGACCATAATTGAAATCTAGTCATTATCTTACCTAAAGCAGTCCTAGCAAAACCAGGACGATAAGGTGCACTATATAAGAATTGAGTAGCTTTAACACCTTTTTTAGCTTGTTCAACTAAGAATGGATGGTCAAACTGAGTAATAGCACCGCCAAATCTTTCCCAAGCTTTAATATAATGAGACATGAAAGCATCTCTACGTAAAGCCATTTCAGGTACAGACATAAATTTAGCAGCAAATTTTAAAACTGGTGAAGTTATCCTATATTCACTAGCTAATTCTCTCCATGATTTTTCAGATACTTTACCATCTTTAGATAACTTTTTACCAGCATCTTTTAAGAAAGCTTTAGTATTAGCACTTTGCAACTCTTTTTGTAATCCCCACTCATGCTGTAACATTTCAGGGAATACACCCTGTTTTATAACAAAATCAAGGATAGCTTGGTTATTAGTCCATTCTGGATTAATTGTTCTTAAAAAGTTATAATCACGAGCTTTTTTAAGTGTGGTTGCACCAGTAGATTGGATTGTATGTAAAGTACCACCAAATAAGTTATTTATCATAGATTTAGGATGCGCAAGTAAAGACATTAGTTCATACTTAGCTTCAAGATTAGACCAATGAGCCATATCCTGAACACTGTATCTATCCTTTTGAATACCATCAACAACAGGACCTTTTAATCCGAGCCCTTTAGCTATCTTATTAACTCTATCTCTAACTTTATTATCAGCCCACCAGGCATAAGGAGTGCCTTTAAGTTTCATTCCTGGGTCATTTATCATCCAATCAGGAATTATACTTGGATGTCCCATAGCATCTTGAACATAAAGTTTATAAAAATTAGACCATCTACTCATTAAACTTTGTCCAGTTTTAGGGTCAAATTCAAATTCATGCCACTTCTTTTTAATAGCCATATTATCAAACTCTTGTAATATATCTCTAGATAATATTTGTGCTAACTGTTTATAATAGGTTTTATAAACGTTTCTAGAATAAGTTTCAGCTACACTAGCATCAATAGACCATCCAGGAATATGGCTTGTTCTTTTATGCATTGAAGATGTCATTTGATTAGCCTGAAACCAATGAACTTTATCAGTTTTTTTCTGTAGTTTATTAGCTATAACATCATAAGTATCCCAATTTTCAGTACCAGTAATCCAATCTCCAGTTAAAGTTTTAGAACGCCATTGAATCCTATCTCTTTCAACTGCTTTATCCTTATCAGACATATTAGATTCATCTATCTTTTTTAAAGCGCTTTCTAAAGATTTCCTAGCTAATATTTTATCAAAAAACATATGAGGCCAATAACCTTCTTCTATATTACCAGTTAATTTAGGTACAGGCATTTTCTTTCTAAGTTCACTTTTAGATGTTTTTGTAAACCTATGCTGTAATTGAACCATCATTGAACGTGCAATTTGTCTTAACCCATCAATACCAAACTCAGTAGTAATATCCTCACCTTTTTCATAAGCTTTATAAATATCTTTTACAACTTTTTTATAATCAAAAATAGGCTCTTCTGGATTAGCTTTCATAAAATCAAAATACATTTTCTTGCCTTTGTAAGTTTTGATATAACTATCAGTAAAATCTTGATTTCCAATCATTTTTTTATGCATCTTTTTAAAATGAGTTTTATATATATCTTCAACCTGACTTACTATCTCTTCACCAGTCATATCAACTCTTTTTAAAGCCTTATTAGTAATAGTATATTTATTATTTTTTAAAGTATTATAATTAACTTCTTCTAATACATCATCATATTCTTTTTTATAATTATCAGCTCTTTGTTTAGATAAAGCTTTATCTCCACTTAATGTTTTACTAATGTTACCTTCAGCTTCAAGTTTTCTAATAGCTACTCTTCTTAAGTCCTCTCCGTCTTTAATAGAGTCTATAAACTCTAATTCTTTTCTTAATAAACCAACTTCCTCATCACCCTTACCTTGAGCTTTATCCATAGTTATAGCTACAGCATGCTGTAATTTTTCACTAAAGTTAGTAGGTATTTGCATATCACCTTCAACAACTTCACCAGCTTTAGTAACAAATAAACCCCTCTTTTTCATTAACTCTATATCATACTTCATAGTCTCTCTACCAATACCAGATGGAAATAGAAGTGTATATCTTTTCTTTAATGTAGGAAATTTATCTCCAAATAGTCTTTGCCAAATAGTGCCTCTTTGTATTTCTTTGAAATAGTTATTTAAATCAACAAAATCTTTATACGTTAAAGTATTAAAGTCCTTACCTAAAACACCTCTTACTATTTCATTTAAATTTTGTCCTATTTTACCATTATAAAACTTTAAATTCTCAACAAGCTCAGTAAGTTCTTGTCTAACTTCTCTAGGAATCTTTTTCATATCAGGAGTACCATGTAAACCTTCATAACCTGTAGTAGTATCCTTCAATATTGTATGTCCAGGTAAATCCTTCTCAACCATATCACCCTTATCAAAAGTTTCTAATATATCTTTATTTAAAGGATTTTCACTCTTTGCATAAGCTTTTTTCATTACTGTACTATAATCACCAATAAACTCACTAACACTAGCATTGTCTACATTAACAGAAGAGAAACCAAGTTTAGATGTAGATGTTTCAGTACCATCTTGTCTTGTTGTCCCAAGTAAAGCCATATCAAATAGCTTCCTAGCTCTATCATTGGGTAAAGCTTTCTTTATCTCTAATATCTTAGCATC